GTTGAGCAAGACCCATCTTTTGGATAGATGTTTCAGACCATTTTTTTACCTCGTTAGATGACTTACCAAAACTAACATCGACCTTATTGAGAGTTTCTTGAAGATCAGAAAAAGCTTTAATCGAAACACCAGCACCAGCCAAAATAGGCAACGTCAAATATTTCGTCATCTTGCCGCCGACCTGTTTCATCTTTTGGCCTGCAGCATCGATTTTGTCGCCCATAGACGAAAATTTTTGTTGGGTTTGTTCTATCTGCTTGTTGGCCTCATCAAACGCAGCTTGCGCCTTATTATGTGCCTCAATAATGATCTTGAGTTTTTCTTCATCACCCATAGGCTCATCTTATCAGAGTTATTTACTTCTTTTCGCAGAACGCCGTTCGTGTTCCGCGTCAATATTTAATTTGATTTTATAACGCTCAATAAACCAAGTTGGCTGATCAATATATCCACCATTAACATACATGCAGTTCATCGCTGCACATTCTAAAACTATATGGAACTTACTATCATCGATTCTTCCGCTACCGCTGTCAAGGGCGCGGAGATATTGGAGTTCAAGCTGAGATCTTTTTTTTCGTCAAAGTTACCTTCGGTTACTAGCTCAACTTCTTTCAAAACAAATTCGTAGTCTTTAGCACGCATATCTAAAACTTGATTCAAAACGTCATTATCGTTACCATCTACGCTTACAACAACGTATTCGATGGAAGTATTTTCCCGACCAGTAATCATGCTTGAGCTTAATTTGGGTTTCATTTCGTTACCCTGGCCAACAGTATCAATATTGCTAAACATAGCTCCATCGATCTTTTGTTTCTCGCGACCGTTAATCCACGATTTTAAAATTACTTTATGGCCTTTAGCTGGCGTAATAATCTCGTGCGTTTCTCTATCTTCTGACATAATGTTCCTTTCGTCAGCTAGTAGTCTACTTAATAGGAAGCGATTCTATTGGTCAATCGAGCAGAAATCATAGCAACATCTGCCATACTAAATAGAGCTTCGAAACTTAAAGTTTGCGCTAGAGGGTCGTTAGAACTCCAAGTGCGTTCATATTCGTCGAAGGTTACTTGGTTAAGATCAAAATATAGTTCAGGGTTATGTCCTGTACCAAGATCAGTAGTCAGGTCTTTCATTTGTATACGCAAAGCCTTTTTAAGATCGCTCATAACTATAGTTTTATAGCTCGCGTCTTCGAAATAAAGATCGATGCTTCCTGTTACATTAAATTGTTTGTTAACTATATCTTGTGGCTCGTCCGAACCTAATACGTGAATAGTTTCAACATTCTTTTTAACTTCCATCGAAAAGTGGGTAACATTGATCGCAGAAGCTGCAGCGAGGCCAGCCTGGTTAGTTGCCATTTTGAAACTTACTTGGCTAGGAATAAACTCTACTTCGTTAACAAACGCAGGAGTATGTGAAGCAGCACCAGACTTTTTACCCATAAGCGAAACAGTACGTTTAACATAATCGTCAACAGCAACATCCAATGACCAAGAATCGATCATTGCAAATGGAAAACTTTCTTCCTCTACAGCATCTTTATAAGCAAGAGTAAGAGATTTATGATTGTTGTTATTTAAAAGCGCAAAACTATGATCGTATACGCCAGTGACCGCACGTTGTACAGATGTAGGACTCTGCCCAAACAAAGCAACAAGTTCAGCACCAACACTATTTAAGAAAATTTTGCCATCATAATCACCCTCGCCCCAACGCTTAATAATATTTGAAGCATTCATTTCTTCGATACGACTCATTGCAGACTCGTTTTTTATCTTCTCAACTTTGTCGTCGTAAGAATATCCTTCTACTGGAATCCAATATTGAGCAGCAACAGGCGTACCTTTAGTTGCTTCAATACCGATGCCAATAGCACCTGTTCTACCAATAATTTTAGTCATTGTCCGACTCCTTATTTTGTTTTAAAGTTTTCTCGTAAATCTTTGTTGCTTCCTCTAGCGAGTTGGCTTTAATAGAAACTCCTTCTGTTGCAAATAGGTAATCAGTACCTTCATCTTTTGCAGGTATCTCAGTTGTTTCAGTTTTTTTAATATCTTTATCCATATCAAACTCCTATATCTTAATCATACATCAAATTTTTAATTACGGTTGCCAGTTTGGTTTCTCTTGGGTTAGTTCTATATTGAATCTTAGTATGCCTTCAACCGAAAAAATGTTAGAACCACGCTTCTCCCAGCCCAAACCATAATCAACTCTTAATCCTTCATCGCGAATAGATATAAAAACATTATCGTGTAGCTTCTGAAAGGCTCTCAAAGCATAAACTAGCGTGTTTTCTTTGGCAGAATAGTCATCGTTTCGTTCTTCAATCAAGCGATATAATGCAGTCGAACCCCTAATAAGGTCAAAACTTTGATCTAAATCTTGCGTCCAATCGTAAATCACAGCCATAACAATCGCGCTAGTATGCACATCTTGCATAGTGCCACCGCTTTTAACAATTGTTCCTTGACGCGCAATAGACACAACAGGAAGTTCGCTTCTGTTTGGAGCAAGAACATCACCTTGAACATAATGCCCTACCAGCTCTTTCGGACCATTTGCTTCAAGCATCTTTATAAGTTTTGTTAAAAGAGGGTCGCGGTATTCTTGTACACCCATGTTATTTAGCTTTCTTTATCGAACTTTGCATATGTTTTTGAAACTCTTTAACAATAAACACCTTGCGAATCTCATCAATCTTCATCATAACACGACGAGGGAGTTTCTTTCTAGGCGCATTTGACTGATGATATTTAAAATATTCCGCAGTATTGTACAGCTCAACATAATTATTGCCAAGCTTCGAGGTGAAAGACCTACGCATTTTGCCTGTTTTTTCTAACAAAGGGTGGCTCTTTTTATCTTTGCGTGGCTTCCATTTAGCTTTAAAAAGCGAACCGCGAGAATCATAGTTAGAATCAAACGCCGATAGCATTTCTAAACCGATTCGAAACAAAGGCTCTTCAAAATTATCTAAGTTTTTAGGAATAGTATTGAGAGTACGATGTAATTCTTTATCGCCTTCAAGAGATGCAGACAGCTCGATCATTAGCAATCATTTCGCATAAAGCATTCTGTGTTGTCTGTGCAGTTATTCCAGCTACTCAAATCAGGGTTACGACGAAATATATTGCCGTCGCTTACACCAACAGTAGAAACGCGTGACGTTGAGCCTGCAGCGTCACTGATCTCATCCAAATAGTCTTGCAAAAGACTTTTCGCTGATTGAATTTTCTTATATCCATCTTTAGATGAATCTTCTGTGTCTGTATTAAAACCTTGATCTCGAACAAGTATTAAACCGCCAGCAAAAAGTCTAACAACAGTATGAACTAGCGGAGGAACATCAGAGCTTTCCCAAGCGCCAAAATCTATAATCCCGTTAATTTTACGATGCACATAATCGATAGCTTCGGCACGATATTTATCAACTTTAATATCTGAGAGAAGCGAATAAGCATAATTTATTATCACTTTGTCGTTAACTTGTGGCGCTGCATCTAAAGTGATAGCACCAGTAACAGGGTCAACTGCAGTAACTTCAACAGCAATCTCATTCACATATACAATAACATCGCCGTTAGCAATGCCAACATCTATCGCGTCGTTATAATTACGATCAACAATATAAGTACGCCCAACAAAAAAAATAGTATTTGTGCCATCAACAACTCCACTAGGAATTTCAGTTTTCACTAAATGATGTTGACCGGCTTCTTCCCGAATGTCTTGATATGAAGAATAATCAAGGTCTAAAGCCAATGCCATTATAGTCCTATCGTTAGCGAGCGTCCACTATAGCTTGAGCAATATCTGCCTTTGTAGCGTCGACCGCGATGCCAATTCCTAGATCGTCATTAGCGATAGAAATAAGCTCATCTTTTTTAAGTCTTTTTAGTTCGTCGATGCTAAGAGCTTCCGCATCTTCATCGCCAGTTTCTTCTTCCGACTCAACATCTTGAGTCTCAGAAGTTTCAATTTCACTTTCAGCGGTTTCTTCGGAATCGGCAACGTCGGCTGCTGATGATAAGCTTTCGCCCTCGCCAACATCTCCGCCCGCGTTTTTTGATCTTGAATTTTTTGTAACTGTGATCTTGAATCTTGGATCATTTTCAAACACCTTCACTTCATCATCGGTAAGTTCTAATATTACAGGCATTTTATGCTCAAACTCGCGACCATTACGCCACATAGTATTTTTAGCACCCAATGCAAGTGATTTGAGTAATTCGATTTCGTAAGTTTTTATAGATGTCATAGTTGTTCCTTTATTTATTGAAAAAAGTAGGGGCAATTTTACTTGCCCCTACCCTCATTAACCGCCTGCAACGATTGAAGCGTAAGCTTTTTGGTATAAACCATATCCTGCAGCACCTCGCCAGAAAGTACCGTAGTATTTCTTGCGACGCATGAAGTAGTCAGCAGAACCCTCTTCGAGAGAATCCATAGCTTTAAATTCACGTTCTTGCACGATGAACGGTTTCAAAGTACCTGCAGTGTTTAACAAATACCAGTTGTTAGTATCTGTCAACCAAGGCACGATCAAAACTTGAGCTGCATTGTATAGCGTGTTAGTTGCGCCAGAAGCTAAAACTTGAGCGTTGAGAATTGTCATCGCTGTGTTTTCTAGGTCTGGTGGAATAACAAGTAGCAAGTCCATATTTTGGTTATATGTAGGACGAGCGTTGTCGTCTTGCATTTTACGCAATACTGTACGAGCTGCAGCAAAAGATGCTGCATCTAAAGCACTTGAGCCAATATTGCTTTGAACTGCGCCAGTTTCACCGATTGGGTGATCTGTGTCAAAGAAATATTGTCCGTCATAACATATAGTTGAGTTACCTGCTGGCAATAGAGTTTGAAACAAAAGTTCATCAGGGAAAGTCTTTAGAGATGCACCGATTGATTTTGCTTGAATACCATATTTGCCTGTTTGGTCATCTTGAACATCAGATTCGTCAACCTCAATAGAAGCTTCATACTCTTCGTTCGGAAGAACATAGTTGTATTCTTGTAGTTTCTGAGGAGCACGCTCACCATTAAACTTACGCATACGAGGGTTTGAACCCAACCAAGCATAGTTTTCAGTACGAGCTGTACTCTTTATGAATGTTGCGACTTTATCCGCATTCGATTGAACACTATCGTAGCCTTCATAGAAATTAGTTTTAAGTCCTAGTTGTAAAAGTGGTGTACCTAACGCCATTGTTACTTACCTTTCTTACGCTCTGTCGCGAATATCAACGCGAACTTTAGTTGCTGAAATAAATTCAACGATACGACCAACGACCATATCGTTAGCTGTAACGCCAATTAAATCAACTGTTTGATTATCTACTGCGTAAACAAGATCATTCACGTTTGCAATAGTGGCAGTGCCACCAAATACGAATGTGAAAACACCAGTTCTGCGAACTTTGATTCTTCGAAGTCCATTTGCTCCTGCAGGAGAAGCCGTCGATGAGTTATCAACTGTTTCGTCTGCAACACCCATAACAACATTTGCTGCTGTATCGGTTGCATTAACTGCGTAACCTGCTGCATTAGTTGCTACCAATGCGCCTTCAGGAATTTTTTCTACACCCATAGGGAAAGAAAGAACTATTCCATCTTGGCGGTTAACACTTTTTTTAGCTGCTGTAATAGCTGTCATTATTTAACCTTTCAATCTTATTTTTTTGATTCTAAGAGGTCTGGATATTTTTTAGCCAGCTCGTCGAATTTTTCTGGAGTAGTCCCGACAGCTTTCATTCCTGCAAGGCTTCCTTCACTCAAATTTTCTGAAGGTTTTTGGCCTTCTTTTATGAGATCTTTTTTCTTCTGTTCGGCATCTTCATCAATTTTGCCGCTTCCAGATTCGTCTTTAGAGAATTGTTGGCTTCCAGCACCCAAAATTCCTAACACAAGTGAAGCAACATCAGTCGGTTCGCTGTCTTTAGAAAGTTGTACGCCAGTTGTTGGCAATTTAGCCAAAGCCATAACTGCATCTTTTTGTGCAGGAATAACCAAACCTTTATCCAACAGAGCGTCGAATTCTTTAGAAAGTTTTAGAGTAGCGTTTTCTTCGCGCAATCTAGAAAGTTCTTGCTCAGGTGTTTCAACTTCAGGAGTAGCAGGAGCATTGTCGCCCTCGCCTTTGCCTTCGTCGCCAGCGATTTCAATAGCGCCAGTAACTTGATTAGTCACATCTTCTGCAACATCTTCAGGAACTTCAAGAGTTTCACCTGGTTTGATTGTTACTTCTTTGTCTTCTGTGCCATCATTAAATTTAACGACCACATCAAAAGCTTTATCATTTGTAATTGTCTTAGTTGCCATCTTGTGTAACTCCTTAAGTTTGTATATTGAAAGCATTATAACATTATTTCCACCAAGTTTTACCGTATTGGACTCGACCGACTTACTCAATGCCATTTCGAGTTTCTCAAAAGTTTTCATTTCGCTAAGATAAGGATCATTTACTAAAGCGACATGTTCCAATGTTGGACCATAATGTTTGTTGTCATCTTTGCGAACATAATCATGGCTAAAAGAAATAGAAACATCGAATATAGTTCCCTTATCTAAGGCTTGAACAGTATCAGCTTCAAGTATTTCTAGCTCGCCATAAAGACCATCGCCAGGAATAGATTCGACGCTAACAACACGCCCGCGATTCTTTTCTGGATCATTCGTATGAGTCGATGGAACTGCAACTGAATGTCCGAGAATATTATTATTAAAATTCTCAACAATCTTCGCTCCCCAATTCTCATCAAGGCTCATAATCGGATTATTTGAAAGCCTAGGATATTGCGGATTCACCCAATCGCCATATTTAGCAAGCTGCTTACGATATATCGCGCCTTTAAATGAAGCACCTATAGTGTCTTCAGAAGAAAACTGTATTAGATTCGCTAATTCTCTTTGCATAATACTTTCATAATACATCAAATTTAGATGCTTGAAATGATTTTTACGATAGCTTGTCTTTGATTAGTAGGTTTGGAATCGTTTGTTCGGTTGTAAGTTCGATAATATCTTCCGCGGTTTGTGTAAGCTCAGCACCTTTAGTGCCAATAGTGTTTGGACTAGAAGGATAATTCCAAACTAATCCAGGAACAGCAGAGGCATCGACGGCAGCAATAAGTGGAGATGGTTTTCCGTCAACCCAAATATCAATACCAGCTAGTTTGTTGTTAAGAGCAGCGTCATATAAGTCATCTACAAATAGGTATGCTCCAGCTGTAGCTGTATAAGCTGTTATTTTTACGGTAGCTAGTCCTGAAATACTGCCAGAGTAATAAGTAGATATAAGATATGGTAGCCAAGAACCTGTAGTAGTTGGGAAGGTGTAACTTGAGTCTGGCGACGAAGATAGTGATGTCGTTGGTAGCCATAGCTCTACTTTTACTACCCCAGATGAGAAGGTTGCATTGCGGTAAACGTACCCATTCTCAAAAACGTTAGTACCAGCATTAGCAGGTATGTAGTGTGTCCAAGACTTGCCATTTGTGGCATCTTCTGGTTTAAGAACAAGGCTTAATGAGCTTGCAGTACGAACAGTAGTGTCAGTTAGCCCAGAACCTGCGGAGCCACCAATGCCATGATTGTCATACCAGAGATGAGCATATCCGTTGTTGTTATAGTTTTGGAAGCCTATTTCTGTTCCCTCTAGAGTGCTCAGATAGTTCGCAATAAGTGTAGCTGAGCCAAAAGTACAGTTATTAAATATTGCCGTGTTAAGAACGCTAGAGGCATTATTAACATCAATACTATTACTGGCCATGTCACCAAAATTACAGTTGTTAAATATGTTCTTAGATCCCGTGGAGAAGTAGACGGCATTCTGTCGGGTACCGTTAACGGTACAGTTATTAAATGTGTTGTTTGAGGAACTGAATACGCCAATTGCATATCCAGCTGCACTGTTTACCGCATTACATCCATAAGCATGACAGTTATTAAAGGTGTTATTAACTGAGCTAACAGTTAGGGAAATCATGCCGCAGTTTGTTGTACCCGATGGAGCGTTAAAGTCTAATATTTTTTCAAAGGCTTGGTTGCTACAAGTCTGAACCTGAACACCAGACTGACCACCAAAGTTTGCGCCGTACTGGTCATAAAGGGTTATACCTGTGAAGGTTCTAGCCGTCGTGAGTCCAGCTAATACTACGGTTCCACGACCCGAGATAGGGCTTTTATAGAATACTGTGTTATCAAAAGTATTAGCGTTATTGTTGTTTGCTGGCTGGAAGCCATGACCAGATGTACAGCTAACATACTCAAATCGGGTATTATCGAATGAGCTTACCCCTGCAGTAGAGTCGTGGAGCGCACCAACGTAATAACCCCTAGTTGTAGTGAGAGCCGTGACAACCGAATTACGAGCGAGATTAGCAATGTGCGCTCCAACTGCATGAGTTTGGGTAAGAGCGTTTTCCGAACCACCCTTAGTGTTTGAAAGCACAAAAGACGTCGATGAGTTACGAGCGATTATATATCTAACTTCGTTTTTAGCGTAATCAGTACCGCCACCTATTACAATCTCGTCTCCGACACCAGCGTCCCAGCCGGTCTGTACAATAAGTGGATTAGCGGCAGTACCTACGCCACTTGCAAAGGTTGTACTCTGGTCGTAGCTAGCACCAGTAGTAAGTATCTGCCCGCCACGCCCGTTAGGTGGGGAAACTAACAGATAGTTACCGTTAGCCGTTTCACAGTCGAATATAAGCGTAGATATTATTGCCTTATTGCTAGATGGCGGTCGCATATCAAATAGGCTTCCTCGACCTACAAATACGCTACCTCTTACCTGTACAGTAGTAGATGCAGTCTGGTCATAAACAACAGTTGCGCCAACACCAGTAGTAAGACCAGCTCCCATAGTGAGCTGTGTGGATGCGTTCATAGCTTTATCTGTACCTGATCCGAATTGGTTACTTGTCCCTGAAAAAGTAAGTGTCATAGGTGTGATACCTGCGTTGATAAAGCCACCTACCCAAGGGTCATCTGTAGTCCCCAAAGAGGAAGCGGTGTTATATGTCACGAGCGACCATGGGCCAGATGTGGCAGTGTTCACTTGACCAAGCGACCCAGACGATACGGTGTTACGGATACGAATAGTGTAAGCAGATGCGGTTAATGTTGCCCAAGTATAAGGGGTGGTAAACCGCACATAATGGAAGCCAAGCAAGATGTCGGCATAGTTTATAGTCCCTGACGCTTTGACAACACCAGACTCAAGTAGTTCGACAACTAAGTTACCGCTATTGGATACTGATGGAACAGACGCGATGCAAATCCATGCACCATTAGCCTGGTTTACAAGATTGGGAGCAGTAAACCCGGTCGTACTAATACCAGCAAAAGTAACATTGTTCGTGAGGTTAGATATGGCAGTTGAGCCAACCATGTCGTCCCATGTACTACCGTTGTAGGTCTTTCTTGCCATTAGGAGATAACATCCCCTTCTTTAAGACGATTATCGCTCTTAGACTTCAGCTCATACTCAGCTACAACCTGGAGTATCCTGTCTTTTAAGGTGTCTACATCGCCATCTATGGTTGAGCTGACAACCGTATTGCCTTTATCGAGAATGTCAAAACTGACAGACTGTTGGCCGTCTATTCGTACTTCTGATGCATTTGTAATTTTTGCTTTCATGTATCTCCCTTAAAGATAAGTTACCGTTGCCCTGTCGTCCCAAACATTATCAAAATTATCGTTGCCATCTGCCCAAAGTTTAGTTAAACCAGGAGTATCTAACACTTTTATTTGCCAAACAGAAGCAGATTCAGCA